TTCTCCTGTATCATTTCCTATATTGCTATCTGTGTTAAAAGAAGTTTGGTTTGTGTTAGATAGATTACCAAAACTTACAGCAGTTCTTAAAAACTTACTTGCCCTGTCATAATTAGCAGTTGTGTTAGGTGTTCCACTTTCTGTAAATCTCATACTAATTTTTACTGTTCCATCTGCACTAACTTTTGCATTATTATACACAACTTTATATACATCATAAGTACTGTTTATTCCTGTGAGAAAAACTGAACTTGTTGCTGATGTAACTATTTCTTCATCTATTTTTATTAATGAGCCACTCATTGTTTAACCCCATACACAGAGATTTCTATATTATCAAAACTGCCTGTACTAGTTAAAAATTGTATTCCTACTATTTGTTGTGCTGTTTTTTCTACACCAATCCACTTTGTACCATAAGAGCCAAAACCATTTAAAAAAGCACTACTTTGCCCTTGTGCAAGTGTATAGCTTGAACTGTCATAAGGATTAAAGATATAACATTGATTTCCAATAGCATTAGATGTAGGAGAATATGCAAAAGCAGTATATAAAAATGTTGTTGATGTTACTCTAGCTTCTGTAAATACAGCATAAGATTTTAAATTTAGTAAAGCATAATCATAAGTGCTAGTAGTCACAAGCCCACTAGAATTTTTATATTTTATATATAATGAAGAATTAGCAGAAAAATCTAATTTTGTAATTAATATTTTATAGACATCATATTTATCAGTAAAACAATTATCAATATCTAAAGTACTAACAGAAGTTCCACTAGCAGATTTTATAAATTCTAAATTAGTAGCCATTATGAATATTCCTTTATGCCATATAGGGAAATGCTTCCAGAGGTTAAGGCATTACCACCTGTTGTTAAAAATCTAATAGCATTATGAGTTTCAGCAGTAGTTTTTACACCACTACCAAATAATCCCTCTGCACCACCTGTATATTGTGAAAATGTTTGTAAAGTACAGAAACTGTATTTACTACTGTCTAGCAAATTATAATAATAAACATAACCATTTTTTGTTTCATTTGTTGCATTACCTGTAACTGCTAATGTGCTTAGACTAGAATAATTTGTATTTTTACTTTCCCCAAAATCACCACCTGTACCTCCATACTGAATTGCAAATTGATAACCAGTAGAAATAAAACTGCTACCACCATTGTTAGATAATCTATGCCCTAAAAGTTCATTATCAGTTGACAAAACAATATCATTAAAAGTTACAAAATGTACATTGTAATTTCCTAAATTTGTAAAATCTACAACTGCATTACTAACAGTTTTAGTTTCAATTAATTCTAATTGTCCATAGTTAGTGTATTTATCTGCTCTTGTTAGGTCATAAATATCTTTAGGTGTGAAAATTCCTTTATTATTCCCAAAACTTTGTTCTGGTGCTTCTGGTATATATCCAAATTCACTCATTTAAACCACCTTGTAAATAGTGTAAGTACCACTTGTTATGTTTCCACCATAACCCAAATAAATATGTGTTTGTTGTGCATTAACAGTATGAACACCACCACCCTGTACACCGTAAACGTGTGATGAGGCAGTATATCTATGTACATTATTTAGAGTTATAAAACTAGATGAACTACTATCATAAAAATTATGTAGGTAGATAATTCCATTACCATCTCCTGCTGAACTTCTCATATTTATAAAAACATTACTAAAATATCCTTGATTTACACCATAGTTGTTAATTAAGCCACCTGAATATAAAGTCTTACTAGCATAATCATAATTAGCAGAAGTATCAGCACCACTTGAAGTACCTACTCTCATATATATATCTGCATTTTGACTAGAAACATTAGCATTAGAAATAGCTAACATATAAGTTGAATTATCATCTATTCCACCTAATGAAAAACTTGCAGTTGGACTTGTAATTGTTGTTGTTTCTACTTGTAATAATCCCATTAATCTACCCTTATTCCAAAAACTTGTACTGTTACTGCATCAAAAGTACCAGAAGCTGGATATATATTCATTCCAGTAATACTTGAATTTTCTCTTAATTGACCAATGCCTTTTAAACCAACTAGCCCTAAACTACCTTGTCCAGAATGTTCATTAATAAAACTTGTATATGTTGAACTTGAATAAGGATTAAAGAAATAAGCAACAGTAGTTCCACCATCAGAAGTACCTGTGTTTTGTACCCCAAATCTAGGAAACACACCTGTTGCAGTTCCAATAACTGTTGCAAAAGAAGTATAACTTCTTAAATATTCTGAGGCATAATCATACAAACTAGCAGTAACAATACTGCCACTACTGTTAATTAGTTTCATATAGGTATAGTTTTCAGCTGTACTATCTACATCTTTTATAACAACTTTATATATATCAAAATCTGCACTAAATACATCTGTTACTGAAATACTTGATACAGATGTAGCAGAAGTTTCATTAATTAATCTTAGGTTACTCATATCAAATATCTTTCAAGCCAAAAAGTGAAATTGTACCTGCTGTAAAATTTACACTACCACTACTTAAAATTCTTATAGCATTTATAGTTTCAGCAGTTGGATATGAATAACTGCCCCAATAAAAATATGTAGTACCTATTGCACTATGTTGAGTGACAAAACTTTTTTTACTACTGTTTTTCAAATTTGATAAATAAGCATAACCATTCATTGGTGTACCTGCATTAGAAAAAGATAACAAACCAATACTATTTATACCAACACTTCTACTCTCTCCAAAAGCACCATCAGTACCACCATACTGTACAGCTCTTTGATAAGAAGTACCTGCTTGAAAAGAACTACCACCATCATTAGAAAATCTCATCTGTGTATATTGTGAATTACTTGCAGTTTCTAAACCTGTAAAACTTACATAATGTGTATCATAGTTTTTTAAATCAGTAAAATCTACAACTGCAACACCTGTTGCATTTTGTGTTTGTATAAGTTCTAATGAGCCACCCCAACTACCATCTTTAGTAAGTTGTAGTATTTCACTAGGTGTATATAAACCTGTATTCTTTTTTACATCATTTGGTTGTGTACCTAAGTAGGACATAATTATCCTTTAGGTTTGTCTAAGAAATGATACGTTGTATTCCCCACTAGAAGCACTTGAACATAAACCTTGTAGCTTATCGCCAGTCTCTAATGTTATCTTTGTTGTAATCTCAATAGTTGTGCCGAATGGTAAGCTCACATTGTTTAAGATGTGTCTTAATGTTCCACCTGATTTTGTAACACTTAAATCTATTGTTACATCAGCACTACTTGAATTTACATTAGATACTAAAATACCTATGACTGTTTCAGTTGTAGATGAAGGAACTGCGTCAACAATATCTCCTGCTGATGTTCCTAATACACCTTGTACTGAATGTAATGTATCTGCCATTTTTTATCCTCTCTTAACTCAAAGCCAATACTAAGCCTAATGATACACCTGCTGATACTAAGTTATTAATATCTGCAACTGTTGTTTTCTTTAATCCGTTGCTATCGTCTGCGTCTCCAAATAAAATTATGTCTGTTGAAGCGACTGTTCCTGATGTTGCTTGTGCAGGTGCTATAACTAATGTGCTTGAAAATGCACCTGATGTAGCCGTTGCACCACCTGAGAGACCTGATGTAGAAGCAGTTGTTATTGTTACTCCTGTTATGTCGCCTTCTCCAATGAATGAAGCCCAAGATGAGCCATTATAAAATTGTAGGGTATTGCTATCTGCTAAGAAACAAAACATACCTTCTTCTGCTGAACTGACTGCTGAATCTCTAGCAGACGAATCAGCAAAACGCATGATGACCTGTTCTTGTAGGTATGAGTTAAAATCAGAAGCGTTTACTAAGTCTCCTGTTGTCCAAACTTTAAAGCCTGCCATTTATAAATTCTCCTTTTTACTAAGCATAAACTAACCTTGTTCCTTCTCCAAGTTTCGCTTGTCCTAATATCCAAGCCGAGCTTCCTGCCGGACTTAATGTTGCAGTCCAATCCCAACTTTGATTACTAGCGTTTACAGTATGCGTTATTGATTCTATCCAAAGTTCATCAGTAAAGCTACTACCGTCAACATTAACTATCTTAACAGATATTCTATCTCCGAACTCTCGTCCTAAAACTTGTTCCCAAAGAGAAGTATTCTCTCTAGGGTTAACAGATAAGGTATCTATTCTTAAAATTGGTAAGGAAGTTTCAGCAATTTTTTGTTCAATGATAGATAAAACATCAGAATCATTAATGTTAATTGTTGTCTTAGTACTCTCTTTAGGTCTATATCTAAGTACAGAATCAGCGTCAGCTTTGTATTGTGTAGTACCACCACTTCTCTGCCACTCATAAACATTGATAATCTCATTGTCATCAAAGGAAGTAGAGACATTTGTGTATGGTAAATTACTACCGTCATTACTAAAAGTACCTTGTACGTTAACTGCTTTAGTGTTTGAGAGTTTATAATCTCTATTTCTAAACGTTGCTTTTCCGTCTTTAGAAATAAAGAATTGTCCATTCTCAGCAGTCTCACACTCTCTTAAACCTGTAAGCACATTTGTTGATATAGGTTGTACTATGACTTGTTTTGTACCAGTAAGAACATCTCTCCTGTTACTAGGAAATCCAATAGCGTCTAAGATTCTTGTAACTCTTACAGAAGATAGTTCCTGTGCGTCATCATAACTTAAGCGTGTAGAACTACCTAACTCTGAGAAACCTGCTTGACCTAAACGCCAACCAATACCGTCTAACTGAGCAGACTGAAATATCTTAAATGCGTCAGCACAAGTGAAGGTAACAATAGAGTCTGCACCTTCTGAGATAAACTTTACAGGAATAGATTGTAAGAAACCTTCATAGATAACATAGGTTGATGAATCATAAGTAGCAGACATACGCACTCTTTTAAGAGGTTGTATCTTTGTTCTTGCATTAGCTGAGTCATAGTAGGGACTAGAAGTATTGTTAGGATTAAATCTATTATCAGCGTTTGATACTGAGAAGCTCATTGTACCTGAAACAAACTCTCCAATCTCATTGGCACGTCCACGTCTAGTTGTAAAAGCTCTAAGATAAGTTGTTATATCTGTATATGATTGTGATTCATCAAAAGGCTCGGAATCAAAAGCTACTTGTAGAGTTAAAGATACATTGGAATCAAAATTGGCACTCATTATGTAGCTACTGTAATACCTTTACGCTTTGCTTGTTCTAAAGCACTTATGACGGCTAGCTCTACATCAGTTGTGCTTCCAAGTAATGCACCTGTGTTAACTGTTATTACTGTATTACTACCACCACCTGTTCCTATAATTCCTTGTGTTAGTGGGTCAAGATTATCAGCAAATTCCTGTACCCCTAAGCTATTAAATTTTCTTGGTGGTGTTGTAGGTGCAATAGTATCTTCTGCAACTGCTTCAACAATGTCATCTATGACTGCATTCTCTGTTGGTGGTAAGCCTTGATTACCAATCTCACGTCCTGCAAGATTAAATAAAGCATTAAACTGATTCGTCAAAGTGTCTAAGTCTCCACCAATCAATCTAACTATTTCATTTATGCCGTCTTTAAACTTACCTGCTGACTTTAAATCTTCTAATGCTGAGTCAAGTTCGTGTTTAGCTAGAGCCATTTCTAAGATGTTCTCAGTAGAGTTAGCAGTTGCCTTAGCTAAATCTTCTTGTGATTGTCTGTAATCATCTTGTGCTTCTCTAAGTTTTTCTGTTTGTTTAATTACATCTTCTTCTGCTCTCTCAATATCTCTTAATGCTTGTTCTTCTTCTCTTGAGATAGCAGTTGATTGTTCAATTAATTCATTTAAGCGTTCTCTTGCAACTGCAAGTTGTAGTTTTTGTATCTCAGACTTTTCTTCTACTTTTTCAAGTTCTGATATTTGTTCTTTTTGTCTTGCAATAGCTAGGGCTTCTTCATTAGTTACTTTTGCACCAAGTCCTGATACTTTATTAAAATCTTCCTTAGCTTGCTCAACCTTACTGTTAGCTTTTTCTAAATCTTTATTAGCTTTATTTAAGTTAGTTAATGCTTTAGCTTCTTTATCTACTAGGTCTAATCTATCTTCTTCTATATCTCTTAGGTTTTGATAAGCGTCATTTAGACTTCTAAGAGCGTCCAATCCTGCCGTTGCTCTATCCCTAGTAAGTTGCTTCTCTGCTTGTATTTCTTCTTCTGTAAGTTCGATTGATTCTTCTTTAGTGTTATTTAAGTTACCTGTTTCTCTATCTAACTCGTGTGTGTTTGCAATCAAGTCTCTTTGTACTGCTTCCTGAAATCTAATTGAGTCTGTCATTTCTTTATATGAATCGATTATGTCTTGGTTGGTTGCTTCGGCTACCTCGACTGTTTGTGTATATTTGTCGTAGGTTTGGTCAGACTTCTTGATTGCAATACCTTGTTCTTCCATAATACGTTTGCCTTCTTCAATCTTTTTGTTGAAGTCTGATTGTGGGTCTATAACACTAAGTATGCTTGAGAGTAATTTATCAAAGAAACCTATTGTTCCTTCTAAAGCAGGTTTTAGACTATCGATTAGAACTAAACCAACCTCTGTAAATTTAGAAGATAATATATCTATTTGACCTTGTAAAGATGTAACTTGTTTGTCTGCAACGTCTTGAGTTGTACCACCTGCGTCATTAAGAGCAGATTCATACTCTCGTATTTGATTTCCTGCACCTGATAAGATTTTAACTGCGTCAGCTACACCACGATTTAACCCTAACTGGTCTAATGTACTTGCTTTAAGTTCATCAGACATTGGAGACAATACTGAGTCTAAGTTCTCTACTAAGTCTGCAACATTAAGTAATTTACCTTCTGAATCGAACATTTGTAAGTTAAGTTTTGCAAACTCCTCTTTGTTCTTGGCAGTAGCTCTAGGTATATCTCTAAGTAACTGGTTTAACTTCTCGCCTGCTTCTGCACCTTTAACACCTCTATCTGCAAAAGCTGATAAGACTGCTACACCTTCTTCGATAGATTTGTTAGCAACCTTTAGAGAAGCACCTGCTTTGTTTGTAAGAGCTTCTGAGAACTGTTGTACAGAAGCGTTTGCTAAGGTGTTAGCTTTTACAAGAACGTCTGTAACTCTAGTTAAGTTTGTAAGGTTTTGTTCTGCGTCTTTAACTGTCAGACCTAATGCAGACTGCGAGTCAGTTGCTAAGTCAGTAGCAAGAGCCATATCAAACATACCTGCTTGTGCGAATTTAGAAACTTGTGGTAATGCTTGTATAGATTGTTCTGCGTCTAAACCTGCTGACGCTAAGAAAAAGAATGCTTCTGCTGATTCATCAGCACTAATTCTTGTTTCGATTGCAACTTGTCTAGCAGACCTGCCCATAGCAATCTGTTGTTCTTCTGTTGTTTTCATTATGGCAAGAGATTGGTTGAGTTTATCCTCGAACTCTATGAACTCTCTTGTTGCACTTGCTAAGGCTTTAACAAGGACTGTACCAACGGCAATAGCACCAACTTTAGCTACTGTACCAAACTTATTTAATTTCCCTGATGAGTCATCAGTTGACTTACCCAAATTATTCATTTGGGCTTTAGCTTTAGTAAATCCTTCTAGGACAAGTTTTATTAGGATATTTGAACTACCCATTATCTTTGTTTCCTTTTCTTAGCTTCTGCTTCTGCCATAGCTCGTTGTTTGTTCCTCTCTTGTTGTTCTACATAGTAGTATGTAGCCCACTGAGAATACTCTAATGATGACATTTTAGTTCGCAGTTCGCCAACTGTCATTCTTAAGTCACGAGCTAATCTGAATTGGAATACTAAGTCAGGGTTAGCTTTTGAAATCTTCGGCTAGTGCCGACTCAATCTCGCTTCCTACACCGTTAAGTGTATTAAGTTCTGCAAATATTAAATCAATAACTGTTGCGTCTTTTTCATACAGTTCATCTATTGATTCTTCGGTTAACTTAGGCTCAACCACACTTGCTA